GACCTCGCGGTGTTCCACGGTAAGCAGCCTCTCACGGGTGGTGCGCTTGCTGGTATCGACACCAACAACGTTCTGAACAACACCACGAATGTGGTGAACACCGACACTGTCACCAACAACACTCTGTACGATGAGCTTCTGACGGCGTACGAGATGGTTTCTACAGACTTCGATTTCGATGGTTGGGCGGTAGACACTCGGTTCCGTGCACGGCTTATTCGTGAGGGTGCTGAGCGTGATGTCAACGGCAACATCCAGAATCCAGCTGCACTCAACCTGAACACCACGCAGGGTTCCATTCTGGGCTTCCCGGTTCAGTATGGCAAGGCTGTTGTTGGTGACTTGGGCGCTGCCACTGCGACGTCTACCAAGATCATTGGTGGTGAATTCAACCAGCTCAAGTGGGGCTTTGCTGACGAGGTAACCGTAAAGGTCTCAGATCAGGTCTCGTTGACTGATGGTACGAACACCATCTCGATGTGGCAGACCAACCAGGTTGCGATCCTCATTGAGGTGACCTTCGGTTGGCTGGTAGGCGATCTGGACGCGTTCGTTAAGATCACGAACCCATCGGGTAGCTAATCGTGATGGGGTGATTCTGTTTGTGGCAGATTAAATGAGACCAGAAACAAGTCTCAGTCACCCCTTCTCTAAGGGACCGCCATGAAGATTGCAGTATTTGTGCACTATTATGTGCCCTACCGATGTGCGGGATCAGAAACGATGCTGCATGTCATGTGCAAGGCCCTTAAAGACAGGGGTCATGAGGTCGTGGTTATTGCCACGGTACTTCCAGATGCACCAGAATTCTATGAGTACGAAGGCATTCCGGTCTATGTGACCAACGTGGTATATGGCAAACAGATGATCGAGTCCTGGAGGCCCGACGTCATTGTCTCGCACCACGACAACACTGATAGGGCTGCTCGTATTTCTAACAGGACAGGCATACCATTTGTCTTCCTGATGCACAACGACTTCGAAGCGACCCAACAGAAGCTGGATTACCAGCCTGACTTGGTTGTGTTCAACACCGATTGGATGTCGCACAAGTTCAAGCACCTCGTACCGAACTCAATGGTCATGCATCCACCTATCTTGACAGACCAACACCGAACCATTCCAGGAGAATGCGTCACGTTGGTAAACCTGTCTGAGAACAAGGGTGCCAATGTGTTCTACAAACTCGCAGAGCGAATGCCTGACATTCAGTTTTTGGGAGTGGAGGGTGGTCATGGGCCGCAGATCATCAGGAATGATCTACCCAATGTGACTATCCAGATGCAAACCGACAACATGAAGCGTGATGTTTGGTCAAAGACCAAGATCTTGTTGATGCCCTCTGTCTACGAGTCCTACGGTATGGCCGGAGTAGAGGCATTGTGCTCAGGGATCCCTGTATTGGCGCATCCCACATCGGGACTTATCGAGTCCCAAGGACCGTTTGGTCATTTCATTGATCGTGACAACGTGGACCAGTATGAATCGGTGGTCCGCAAGTACTACGACTCAGATATTTCATACCAAGCTGCTTCGGGATTGGCCCGAAAGCGGTCAGCCGAACTAGACCCAACGCCTGAGTTGGCCCTATGGGTCGAGAAGATTGAGGAGTTGGGTAAGTGAGTAACCTGATCAAGCTTATCGGTCCCCACGGGATCGTGGCGTTTGCAACCCCTGAGAAGGCCGAGAGGCTCATGACCATCCAGGGGTACCAGCGGGCACCTGAAAGTGCCTCAGAAGACGTCTCAGAGCCAGTAATCAAGTCCGTGAAGCGGACACCGCAACCACGTAAGAAGGCACAGTGAAGACTGCACCCGTCAAGGGTTATAGGGATCTGTCTCAGGCAGAGCTGGATCTCATGAACAAGCTAAAGGATGTTGCTATCGAGGTTGGTAACTGGGTGGACATCGTTCTTGATGACCCAGACACCGACAAGCGGTGGGCCAACATCGCCAGGACTGATCTCCAGAAGGGTTTCATGGCCCTTATTCGAGCGGTTGCGCGCCCAGAAACGTTCTAAGGAGTCTGAATGGCCTACGCGACTGTTGCAGATGTGGAAGCAAGGCTGGGTAGGTCACTCGATGCTTCGGAAACGACCATCGTTGGCACTCGCCTTAACGACGTAGAGCTTCTGATTCGAAATAAGATCCCCGACATCGACACCAAGATCTCTAATGGCACTGTAGATGTTGAAGCTGTGATCATGGTCGAGTCAGAAAGTGTTCTACGACTGATTCGTAACCCAGATGGCTATACCGCTGAGACGGATGGTAACTATTCCTATCAGATCTCGGCTCGTGTGGCTTCTGGTCGTTTGGATATTCTTCCAGAGGAATGGGCCCTCCTGGGTTTCAAGAGTGGTGCATTCACCATCCGTCCCACCTTGGATCCATACTACAGTGATTGTCCTTATCCGTGGGAGAATGTCAACCGCCCTTTTGACGAGTTCCCGGCATGGGATAGGACAGCTCACCCAGCTTGGTGTGAGTTCGTGACGGGAGACATCAAGTGTCCTTGCTAGATAAGGGTCGTGAGACTGTCACGGTATACCCCGAAGAAACCTACACAGATCCCGATGGGAACATCCTACGCAGGCCAAGGACCACCGGAACGGTGGTTACCAACGCGGTAGTGCAATTGCTCGCTCAGTCAGGTACTTCACAACGACGGGCAGAGCAGGACAACGAGGGACAAGAAACTGAAGAAATGTATCGTCTCAGGCTGCCCAGGTCCTATTCAGGCCCCCTTCTGGGTGCCCATGGACGAGTGGTCTGGCGCGGTTTGTCTTGGTCGGTGATTGGTAAGGAACGCAGGTACAACGGATCCTCTCGGACTAATCACATAGATTATTTGATCCGGAGGAACTAGTGGCCAACAAAGTGCAGATCACCATGACCCAGCATGAATTGAACAAGAAGCTTTCTATGAAGGATGAAGTGCAGGAAGCTCTTGAATCTGTGGCTAGGCAGATTTACACAGCCGCGTTCAGGGATCTGGCAGCGCACCGTAAGACCGGTGAGCACAATATTGAGATCTCCAAGGAACGCAACAAGAAGTACGGGCATATTGACTGGGTTGTCTCCATGACGGGTGAAAATTCTGTTTCGGTGGAGTTCGGTCACTGGACTCGAAACGGTACGACCTACGTTCGTGGCTTGTACATCATCACCAATGCCATGTTCAGTGCGAGGTTCTAATGCCTATCACACGCAAGATGCCTCGTATTCAAGAAGTGGTTCTCCCTCTCCTTCGAGCAAGGCTGGATGCTTCTGTCAAGGTCGTGTCCTGGGGTTCAGACATCCTGGATCGGACCTTTCCGTATGTAATGGTTCGAAGGTTGGGAGGGCTCCCGGTTGACGTTGATCTATTGGACCGGCCGGTTATTGAGATGACGGTCTATGGAGACCAAAGCCTGGCAGCCACGGAAGACTTGTATCTGGATTGCAGGCAAGTACTTTGGGACGCATGGAAAAACCAAACCGTAGTAACCGGTGAGGGGTACATCCACTCTTATTTCGAAACACTTGGTCCCACACAGTTTGACTCACCTTGGGATGGCACCTGGCGTATCCAGGGACTTATCCAGCTGGGCCTACGTCCGGCGAAGAATTAATCAAAGGAGTAGAGCCTAATGGCACTTAACGACGCAGCGGTAGTGACTCCTGCTGTTGGTTACATCTATGTAGCCGCAGTGGACACTGCTTCTCCAACGCCCGCCCAGATTGAGGCGTTTGATCCAAGCACTGGCTTTGTTGGTTGGACCCAGCTTGGCCACACGTCGCGGGATGACCTCCCTGTATTCGGCTTCGATGGCGGTGAAACCGAAGTCCGTGGTACTTGGCAGAATGCTTCATTCAAGCGAGTAACCACCGAGGTTGCTCAGGACTTCGTGACGTTCAATGCACTCCAGCTTGACGAGACCATCCTTTCTTACTACTACGGTGTAACCAATCCTGGATCTACGGTGGGTAAGTTTGATGTCACCAATGCAGCCACGTCGGGTATTGACGTTGCGATTCTGATTGTGATCGTGGATGGCACTACGCATGTTGGTTTCCACGCTTCGAAGGTAACCATGGGTCGTGAGGATTCCATCGAACTTGCGGTGGATGAGTTCGCGGCGGTGCCGCTTCGTGCGGACATCCTGAAGAGTGGTTCTAACCCACTGTTCTCGTGGTTGTCTTACGACACTGGCGTAAACCTTACGTAATGACTGGAGGGGGTAGTTCCTGGCGGACCCTGCTACCCCCTCTTATTTTCACAGGGTCCGGATTAAGATTGGGTTCGCCACATGTCTAACGTTTTCACTCTTGAGTCTCTCCGCGAGGAACTCGAAACCAAGTATGGTTCGTTCTACTTCCAGGTTGGCAAGCAGAAGTTTGAACTTCCTCCCCTCCTGCGTCTGCCCAAGTCTGAGCGGGACGTAGCTTTCTCCCTTCTCCAGAATACTGACGATGCTCAGGAGGATCTGGAAGCCATGACGATGCTTCTGGAGAACCTGTTCCGGGTGGTTGTTCGGGACAACAAGGGGGATGCACTTCTGGAAGCCATCAGTCATGACCTGATGAGTATGCAGATTCTGATCCAGAAGTGGACCGAGAAGACCCAGCCGGGGGAAGCATAGCCCTCGCTAAGCTCCTAGACGAGTTTGGTGAGGCTATTCTCGCAGACCTTCAGTCCTACTACGGATTGAATCTAGTTCGTGAAATGGGGCAGGGTTTAAGCCCTGCTCAAATTATTGTCTTGATCCGTCAACTTCCACTGGAATCAAGGAGCGTCGCGCTAAGGCGCGGCGGGGAAGATTTCGTAGGGTGGGGTATTGACAGGTATATGTTTGCTCAGCTCATTGATGCAGTGCAGATGACGACGCATGCCGTGGCGCAGAGCAACAGCAAGAGGAAGATTAAGGCTCCAAAGCCTGTATACCGACCGGGTAAGAAGCCCAAGGTAGCAAACCCGTTTCGAACCAAGTTGGAATCAGCTAAGAGAGCCCAAGGAAGGTAACTTATGGCAAAGGGTCCAGGCGGCTTTTCGGTAGGTCGCGTATCCGTTAAGGTCGTTCCGGACACCTCAGACTTCCGTAAGGACCTGATCAGGGAACTCAAGGCAGCAATTAAGGGTGTCAAGGTTGAGATCCCCGTTGAACTTAACACAAAGAAGGCACTGGCTCAGCTCAAGGCACTCGATCAAATACTCAAGAAGGTTGACCGGACGGTAACCCCCAAGGTCAATCTGAAGACAGACACCGATCGTGGTGGTCTGGACACCCTCAACAAAAACCTGGACAAGCTCAAGGATGGCAGCAACAAGGCCACTGAGGGTTTCACCAGGATGTCTCATGCTCTTCTGATTACTGTGGCCGTGCTGTTGCTTGCTGCTCCTGCCATTGCAGTGATAGCCACATTGCTCGCTGGTCTACCATCGTTGATGTTAGCGCTTCTAGCACCCATTGCAGCCATATCACTAGGCATGGATGGTTTCAGCAAGGCTGCTGAGAAGTTCCAGCCCACTGTAGATCGACTCAAGAAGTCACTGTCTCAGAACTTCCAGGATGGTTTGACCCCTGTGTTCGAGAGGCTGAACAAGCTTGCTCCAGTCCTGGATAAGGGGTTGAATCAGGTTGCTGATGGGGTAATCCATGTCCTGGATCAGTTGAGTCAGCTTCTGACTGCCCCTGAAAACATGGCTGCCATTGGCAGGATTCTCCAGAACATTGGGGTATTCCTTCGGGACATCTCCGTGTTTGTCAACCAGATGACTGCTGCGTTCCTCAAGTTGTCGGATGTGGCTTCGGCTTCGTTTGGCATCCTTACTGGGACATTGAATGAGTTCAGCACCTCCTTCTTGGAGATGGTGGATCGAATTAGTGCCTCGGGTGAGCTAACTGCTGCTCTCGAAGGCCTGAATAAGGTCCTGGGTGCACTGCTTCAGGGGTTTGTAGCTCTGTTTGAGAGCGGAATCAAGGCGATGAGCGTCTTGGGCGGTCCGATGGCAGATTTCATCACTGCCTTCATTGGTCTTGTGGTGGACCTGCTTCCTGCGCTTACTGCCTTGTCGAATTTTGTGTTCAAGGTATTGGGTGCAGCCTTCCAGGCGCTCCGTCCAGCCATCAAGGAACTCACTCCTGCCTTTGAGAAGTTCGCAGACATCCTGGGTACACTGCTTACCGGGGCAGTCAGGGCGTTGGCTCCTATCCTGTTGGCTCTGGCGGAGATCCTGGGCAAGGTAGTCCTAAAGGTGCTTCAGGCTATCGAGCCATTCATTCCCTCATTCCTGGACTTCTTCGAGAAGCTTGGTATCCTAATCGGGGATGCACTTTTGGCTGCCTTCACTGCATTGCAGCCGTTCTTGGATCAGTTCCTGGCGTTCTTCCAGGAGCTTCTGATTGCACTTGGTCCTCTGATGCCAGTGCTTCTCCAGTTTGCCAGTGATGTTCTTAAGACAATTCTCGACGTCCTGAGTCAAATGGGTCCTGAGCTGGTTCAACTGGGAAGGGAATTGTTCCCGAAGTTGCTCCAGGTCATCAAGGATCTGGTTCCTGTTGCCATTGAATTCTTGAAGGTGCTATCCGATGTCCTTCCAGTGATCACCGATTTGGCTATACTCATCCTTGACACTGTCGTTCCAGCAATGGAGCAGATGTTCCAGACCATCAATGAAGTCTGGCCTTCTATCAAGCAGATCATCATGGGTGCTTTGCTGGAAATTCAGGGGTTCATTAACCTGATCTTGGGTATCATCAATGGTGACTGGGACCGGGCATGGCTGGGTATCCAGCAGATTCTTCGAGGTGCCTGGGAGGTACTTAAGGGCCTCGTGAAGACGGGTATCACTGCCATTCTTGAGTTCTTCATCGGATTGCCGTCCCGAGTACTTACCGCCTTGGCAGGTTTGCCTGCTGACATGGCGAGGTCAGGTCGAGCAATGATGCAGGGCTTGATTGATGGTATTAAGGCCATGGGTCAGCAAGTGGTTAACACTGCACTGGCCGTGGTGAATCAAATCCGTAACCTGCTCCCCTTCTCCCCTGCAAAGACTGGTCCATTCTCAGGTAAGGGCTACACGCTCTACTCAGGTCAGGCCTTGATGGAAGACTGGGCTAGGGGTATTGCCATGGGTGGGCGTGAGGCTTTGGCCGCAGTCGACAATGTGGTTGGTGCTACCGCAGGTGCTATGGAGCTTGAAGCAACCATTGCAGGTGACGGCTATGGCTCTATTAGTGACAAGATTGCTGCTGCACTTTCACAGTGGGGTGTCCAGATTGACGAAAACGGTCTGGCCCGTATGGTAAATAAGGTCAACCAGAAGAATGCTCGGAGGTAACCATGGCGGGCGAATGGTACATTGGTCCGGCCGGTGATCTCAAGGAACTGGTCTGTCCTCAAATTAATCTTGCAGTAAGTGATGTCAGGTTTGGGGGTGTGCACCAGGCTTTGTCTGGTGCTCGCACCATGGATGTAACCGGCATCAAACAGGAACTATCATTGCAGTTCACTTATTTGGATGAGTCAGACTATCGGTGGCTACAGGCTCTGCAAACCCGTCACATTCCAGGGCCCCACCGTCTGATCAACCCACTTCGTAAGAATAGGCTGACCACACAGGGAGCCTCTGTCAATCCAACCGCATCTATTCGACCCGGAGTCAAGCTTTCTGCGGGTTCATGGGCTTGGGTAAACGACTGGCCCACTGCTGCTGGTTATGGTATGCGGTCGGTTGAGTGGTCTGGTCGAACCGCATCTTCCACTCTCAAGTTTGATTCAGTGCAAGGTGTTCCGCTGTTCCCACTGGAGCAGTTCACTGGTTCGGTTTATGTCAAGGGATCGTCTTCGATCTCGGCCAGCCTGACTGTGGACTACTACGACCGGTACGGAACGTTCCTGTCCTCAGCAACGCCTGAAAGCGCCTCTGTGACCACGAGTTGGGCTAGGTACACAATCACCCGCACAGCTCCTGCAAACGCGGCTACGGCCGTTCTAGGGGTCACTGCGGTGGCAACTACCACGATGCGTCTAGCAGCAGCTCAGATGGAGTCGGGGGCTTCAGTCACTGCGTGGGATCAGGGTGGTGGGGCTCCACTGGTTCTGGTGGATCAACTTCCTTCAACCTCTCCCAGGTTTCCTTTGATTAACTGTTCTATCACTCTATTGGAGGCGTAACATGCAGACCCATGGCGGGGCAGCCGCAGAAGCGGCCATTGTCTCCGGGGAACGCCGTTTTCATGTTCGCCTTCTGGCAGACTGGGATGATGACGGTTCCTACGACCACGTGTTGTCAGACCTTTCTGGCTATGTAAAGTCCATCACGACGGACCGCTCTCTCAAGGGCGGTCTTCCTTCTGAGATCACCCTGGTTGAGGGTGCTGGTGCAGCCCAGATTGATATCGAGTTGTCCGGTGAATACAACGGACTGCCCTTCGCAGCGGTGTTCTCCCCTTATCAGACACTGAGCCCATTCTGGAACTCGACCCCAGTCGGCACAGAGATCACCTACGAGATCGGTGTAGAAACTGCCACTGGTATCGTGTGGTATCCACAGTTCGTGGGTAATATCCGAACGGTGACCCCTGATAGGGGTTCGGGTTATGTCAACATCACTGCCCTTGACCGTGTGGAGATGCTCCGCAGGCCGGTGATGTTTCCTGCATGGGCTGTCTACGAGTATCACACATCCCGTGGCATTGTAGAGTCTTTGCTGACTGATACTCAGTGGGTGATCGATCACTGCCTCAGGCGGTGTAACGTTTCCCCGACTCCTCTTCGTCCTACTTCTCGTGAGGAGAATGGACTTCCGGATAATGATGTCACGGGTCCTCAGATCTGGATCAATGGCACTGGTGGGTGGATGCCCACTATTGGTTGGTGTGACAACTGGAACGTAGTGGAATTTCCTGACACGGAATCCACAGGCCTACCAATGTACATGACGTCTGGAGCTGCTCACCCCGACTCCCCAGAACCAACCACCAAGCCACTGGCCTTCCACGCACTACAGACGGCCGGTAATGACACCCTCAAGTACTGGTGCACCAACCGAGATCAGATGACCCCTCAAGGAATTCAGGTACTTGGGTTCACCCTTATCACTTCTGGTGTGAACGGCACCTACTACCAAACTGCGACTGACTTTGTTGTGTGCTCGGTTCGTATTGGGTCAACCTATCGAATAGATGTGTGGATTGGTGACTCGGGTAAGATCTGGACAACCCATAATGATGAGACGCTGTCCATCACTAAGACGTCCTCTAAGGTAACCATTCCCACGGGTCAGGATTTCGTCCAGTGTAATATCGTCTGGGACGCATTCCATGCCAGTGGTCCTCTGGTTTATGTAGCCGCTGGTTCCAACACGAACAACTCAGGTAACTACGAAGACCTTGGTGCAACCTACACGTTCGTTCCCCGGAACGAGGACCTCAAGGGTCTGTTCTCGGTGTTCCGTCAGGTGGCACTGAATGACATCAGGTATTCCTCCACCAACTTTGGTAGCCTCACGGTCGCCTCAGCTTTGGCATGGGGTTATCGACAAGCTTCTTATGTGGCTGTGCTTGACCGAGGTATGAATGGGATTTCGTATCTGCCTCAGAAGCAGGCGGATGATGCATGGGATGTTATTTCATCGGTCGCAGCAGCTGAGTTTGGTGCCGTCTTCTGGGATGAAAGTGGTGTGTTCCGATTCTGGAACAGTGCGCGACTCGGTCAGCTGAAGTCGACCATTGTTCGTGAGATGTCGCTGGACGATGTCACTGGTCTTCAGATCACCAATACCCTCGACTCGGTTCGTAATATTTGGTCACTGGATGCTGGTAAGAGGATCGCACCACAGGGTGTGACCTTTGAAGCTAGCTCTATCGACGAGTTCTTTGTACCGGGTGGGGGTACTGAGAGGATTTTCCGAATCTGGGAAGACTCTGTGCTGTCTCCTAATCCCGGTTTGCTTGCCAAGTACTCCACTGATCCAGGCAACCCGTTCTTCCCTGTGTGGTCGGACGATGTCCTTCAGGGGTATGTGGTTCAGTATTGGAATGGTTCCGAGTGGGCCGAGGATGACACCCGTGCAGGCGTGGATATCAGGTGTTACTTCGACAACGAGGGACGGTTGGTTGTCCGCATCTATAATGGGTGGGGTGAGGACATCCGGTTGGCCACTGATGGTGATCAGCCTGCCATGCGTATTGAAGGTACGGCCATTCACACCAAGGACAACCAGGTTACTGTCACCAAGGATGCGGTTTCCATCGATAAGTGGATGGGTCGAAACCTGCGTCTGCAAGGTGATTGGTATCAGGAGTACTCAAACTACAAGGGTATGATCAACACCCTTATCCAGAGTACCAAGGAACCAACCCCCACTACTGACAGCATCACCATCCCTGGTGATCCGCGTCTTCAGTTTGGTGACACTCTTCGCATTAACGACAAGTATGGCTTTGGTGAGAGCTTCAACATTCAGATCTACGGCATTCGTAGGACTCTCAGTGTGGATTCGGGCCTCAGCGATACGTTGTCGGTTGAACTAATCGCTCCAGGTGGTATCTGGGATAGCGCCACGTATGGCATCTGGGAACAGACTTTCGTTTGGGGTCCATAACATGGCAATTGTGCCTATGGCAGATGCGGTAGCTGGTCAGATCGCCAGTTCCGCCGAATACAATAAGATCATCGACAATATCATCGACCTGGATACCAGGCTCACTGGTATTGGTGGTACCAGGTACAACATGGAGCGACGGAACAATGCCACCACTTCCATTACAGGTGGCGGTAACGCCAAAGTTCCATTTGATACATCGATTGCAGCTGGTTCCGGTATTACCTACACGGGTGGAACTACCCGATCCTTCACTTTGACCAATGCAGGTGTGTACGCAGTATCGGCAGGTATCCGAATCGGTGCTTCTGCTGAGTGTTATCTCTGGGTGGCTCCCACTTCCAACGCGGATCTGGACCATGGCAAGACGGCCATCTCCTCAGGCCCTCTGAGTATTGCTACGTCTACGGTAATTCGTTCTAGTGCGGGTCAGGCGTGGTCCGTTTGGATGTGGATTGCGAGCACGCAAAACCTGGTTCGTGAAGGTGCGGGAACGAATGCCCCTTGGGTTCAGTTCGAATACATTGGACCACAATAATGGGTGACGGGATAATGGTAGAAGAGCACAAGATTGGAATCCCCGAGTTGTATACCGAGGTGAGAACTATCGGGGATAAGTTGACCGAGTACATCAACAGACAGGATGTGCAGTCTACTTCGTTGAGTCACCGTGTTGCTGAGCTGGAAAAGGACATGACAGATATTCGTGCCAACCAGCAGGCAGAAAAGGCACAGCGAGCTGCTAATACTCGTCAGGTCTGGATGGCAACCTTCACCTCACTTCTATTGCCTTTGATTCTGTTGGGTCTCGGGTACGCAATAACAAAGTAAGGAGTCCTCATGTGGACTGTAGGTTATTGGAAGCGTCTGGCTGAGGACGCCTTCACGGCTGTAGTGGCTGGTGTAGCTGTAGTAGTACAGGCTTCGGGTTTCGATGTCTTCACGGCCGACTGGAAGGCCATTGCGCAGGGTGCTGTGACAGCTGCTGTAGTGGCAGTGGTCAAGGGTCTTGCGTCTAAGCCGGTTGGTGATCCTCTTGACACGTCGTTCGTGAAGCCAGAGTTTGTTCGAGTCAAGCGTGATGAAGCGTAAGAAGTCTAAGCGGCGTCGGCCGCAGAAGCCTAAGTCAAAGTACTGATTGCAAGTGCAAATGTGTTTGGACAAAAAGAAAAGCCCCCTCTGAGTTCCCGTAATTGGGTTCCCAGAGGGGGCAATTTCTGTGTCTAACGGTAGTGGTGCGTGATTGAGGCCTTTCGCCTCTTGGATCGAATCAGTACCAACGGCAACCACACCAGTGCACCCCATAACCCTGCGGTTACGATGGTCATCACCAAGTGAAACAGGTGTGCTGTGTTCTTCCTCTGGTACTGCACCGAGTACCCATAACGTCCGTGATGCATTGACCCTCCCTAACCGACGTCCCGAATGGGGTCGATTGTACCAGGGTAGTCAAGCACCACCATGCAATTGCTGAAGGCGTACTTCGGATCTGGGTGAACCACTCTCACGATTCCTGATGCTTTGATGGCCTTAGAACAGCCATAGCAAGGCTGACGGGTCACGTAGAGGGTGGCACCATGGAGGTCGCTTCTGTCACAGTACAAAAGTGCGTTGAGTTCTGCGTGGATTGCGACACAG